ACTTATGTAGCCCAACCGCCTGAGTGGGCAAAATGGGAAAAGCAGACAGGAAATACCATTGGGCAAGCAAGTGAAAAACTTGGCATTTGGGATCTTATGTTTTTGGCTTATCATGCTCATAAGCGTGAAGTTGCCGGAAGCAAACCAATCAAACCAATGGATATTTGGATGGAAACAGTAGCTGATGTAATTGTCGGTGATGCAGACCCAAAAGCCACCCAGAAGGAAGCCTAAGTCGGCTATTGGTACAAGTTGCAATTGCAACACAAATACCAATGAGCGAATGGGTTGAAGCCGAGGATCTATTAACAGCGATCGAGATATTGGAGCGAAGGAATGGCAAATGAAACCATTGCGTACAATAAGTCTGATCTGCGTGATATTTACAAGGCTTTTAAGCTTATGGATGAACAAGCCACAGAGGAAGCAAGAACTCAATCTGCTGCGCTGGCGTATTTTGCATCAGAGGAAATTAAACAAGCTGCTAAGACTAGAACGAAATCTGGCAAAGCAGCGCAAAGAATTGCAGACGGCGTTAGCATTTCCAAATCCAGTAAAATCGGTGAGTTCAGTTATGGTTTCGCACGCCAAAAGTTTTCAGGCGGGGCTACAACTCAGACCCTATGGGGCGGTATGGAGTTTGGATCTAATAAGTTCAAGCAGTTCCCTAGTTATTCAGGGCGGCAAGGCAGAGGTTCAAGAGGGTGGTTTATTTATCCAACCCTTCGCAGAATTCAGCCTGAATTAATTGATAAGTGGGAAAAGAGTTTTGATCGCATTATTAAGGAGTGGGTCTGATGGCAACTGGTAATCGTACCCTTAAGTTATCCATCCTTGCTGATGTTGATGATCTTAAGAAAAAATTAGGTGAAGCTGATAAAGCCGTCGAAAGTAATGCAAGCAAGATTTCAGAGTTTGGCAAGAAGGCTGCTGCTGCTTTTGCGGTAGCTGCTGCTGCTGCGGTCGCCTATGGCACCAAATTAGCCGTTGATGGGGTCAAATCAGCAATTGAGGATGAGCAAGCACAGTTAAGATTGGCTTCTGCATTAAGAACCGCCACAGGGGCTACTGATGACCAAATAAAGGCTACTGAGGATTACATCAGACAAACTCAATTGGCAACCGGTATAACTGATAATGATTTGAGAGCTGCATTCCAGAGATTATCTGTTTCAACTAAAGATGCAAGTCGTTCGCAAGAACTATTAACCCTTGCCATTGATGTATCTAAAGGATCTGGAAAAGATTTAAGTTCAGTTGTAGAGGCATTATCAAAAGCCTATGAAGGTCAGGATACAAAACTTGCCAGATTAGGAATTGGTTTAAGCCAAGCTGATCTGAAAACTATGGACTTTACCGAAACCACCAAAGCTTTAAGCAATCTTTATGGTGGAGCAGCAGCTGCAAATGCTGAAACATTTCAAGGCAGAATTGATCGACTAAAGCAAGCATTTGAGGAAGCCAAAGAGGAAATCGGCTATAAATTATTGCCATTTGTTGAAAAGTTTGTCGATCTTATTGTCAATAAAGTGGTTCCTAAACTTCAAGAATTTGCTGCCTATTTTGAACCAGTTAAAAAAGCGATTGAGGATAATAAAGAATCTTTCCAAGCATTTGGTAAATTTATTATGGATTACATTGTGCCAATCTTGATGACTACTTTGGGCAATGCTTTGAAGTTCATCGGCATTGTGGCTGGTGGCGTTGTTGATGTTATTGGAACAGTTATAAGTAAAATCGAGTCAGCAGTTCAAACCGCAATTAATTTGATTAATAAATTAATAAGTGCTTACAATGCAATACCAGTATTGCCAAACATTCCGTTAATTGGGCAAGGTGGATCTATGAAATCTAACTTCAGTTATGGTGCTGGAAATCCTGCATACAATGTTCCATCAGCAACTGGAACCCCATTTGGTCAATCTGGTGGCAATACCACTAACATTTATGTTCAATCTATTGATTCAGAGGGTGCTGCTAGAGCTGTGGCTCAAGTATTAAACGACAGCGCATCAAGGTCGGTTCCTCAGCTTTACAATAACGGCATTAGAGGCGACTAATGACAGTATTTACTCCACAATGGAAATTGACAATTAATGGGGTTAATTACACAAATGTAGCAATTTCAAACATAACCCATGAGGCAGGTCGAAAAGATATTTATGCCCAACCATTGCCATCCTATGTTCAATTTACTATTGTTGCGTTAAATAACGAAAATTATGATATTCAAGTTAATGATGGTATAGCCCTTCAAGTCAAAGATAGTACTAACACCTATCGAACTTTATTTGGTGGCAACATTACCGACATAACAACTGAAGTTGCTTCTGCATCATCTATAACCAAAACCTATTCATACACAATACTCGCGTTGGGATCATTAGCCAAATTACCAAAAGTTATTACAAATGGGGTTTTAACTGAGGATCAAGACGGCGATCAAATTTATGCTTTGTTGTCCGATTTATTATTGAATAACTGGAACGAAGTTCCAGCTGCTGAAAAATGGTCAGGGTATGATGCAACAACTACTTGGGCAAATGCTGAAAATATTGGTTTAGGTGAGATAGATCAACCAGGTCAATATACAATGGTGAATCGATCATCTAGTCCAGATACTGTTTACAACATCGCTTCATTGATTGCCAATTCAGCCTTTGGTGTTTTGTATGAAGATTCAGAAGGTCGCATTGGGTATGCCGATCAAAACCACCGACAGACTTATTTAGCAAATAATGGCTATACAGAGATTTCAGCCAATACTGCCATCGGTGCCGGTTTAAGGACTTTGGCTCGATCAGCCGATGTTCGTAATGACATTTACATTAATTATGGAAACAACTTTGGATCTCAAAAAACAGCTACTGATGCAACCAGTATTGCCAATTTTGGCTATAAGGGCGAAACTATTAATACAACTCTCAAAAATGCTGTCGATGCCCAATCACAAGCAGATCGATATATTTCCCTAAGATCCTATCCAAGAGCTTTATTAGATCGAATCACCTTTCCAATAACCAATCCAGAGATTGATGATTCTGACAGAGATGCCTTGCTTGGGATCTTTATTGGTCAGCCATTACGAATAACAGACTTGCCGGTTCAGATAGCCTCATCAGGACAATTTGAAGGCTATGTGGAAGGTTGGCGTTGGAGCACTAGATTCAACGAACTATTTTTAACCATAAATTTGAGTCCGATCGAATTCTCTCAAGTAGCCCTTGATTGGGAACAAGTATCAGCCTCAGAGGCATGGAACACTTTATCCGCTATACTAACATGGGAAAATGCGATTGGAGCAGTAGCCTAATATGGCAACAACTACGAATTTTGGATGGACAACACCAAACGATACTGATTTGGTTAAGGATGGCGCAGCTGCTATCCGCACACTTGGATCTGCTATTGATACATCTTTGGTTGATCTTAAAGGTGGAACAACTGGTCAAATTTTGTCTAAAGCGACAAATGCTGATTTAGATTATACATGGATTACAAATGATGTTGGTGATATTACAGGCGTGACTGCTGGAACTGGATTATCAGGCGGTGGCACAACTGGGGCAGTAACTGTGTCATTTGATTATTCTGTTGGAAATCAAGCAGTTGAAAATACCCAAACCGATAGTTACACATTGGTTTTAACTGATGCTGGCAAAATGATTACAATGAATAAGGCAACAGCAAATAATTTAACTGTACCACCAAATGGCGATGTTGCATTTCCAATCAATTCCAGAATTGATGTCATCCAATATGGTGCGGGACAAACTACAATTGTTGCCGGTAGTGGTGTGACGATTAGATCATCCGCATCAAAATTAAAATTAACAGGTCAATATTCAGGTGCTTCTCTTTGGAAAAAGGGAACTAATGAATGGATTTTAATTGGAGATATAACTGCATAATGAGTCCATTAAAGGGAGTTGGATTTAATACTTTTTTTGTTCCACCATTAACTGTTGATTATTTAGTTGTTGCAGGTGGTGGAGGTGGTGGTCGAGCTTATGGTGGTGGCGGTGGTGCTGGTGGATTGCGTTGCACAGTTACAGCTACTGGCGGTGGTGGAACTTTAGAAAGCGCATTATCATTAAGTAAGGCAACAAATTACACAGTTACTGTTGGCGGTGGTGGTGCTGGTAAAACTACAAATGCTTATGGTTCTAATGGTGCGAATTCTACATTCAGCACAATAACTTCAACTGGCGGTGGTGGTGGAGCATTTGATGGCGGTGGCAGTAATGGTGGTTCTGGCGGTGGTGGTTCTAATGGATCTGGCGGAACTTTAACAACACCAGGCGGAACTGGTACGGCAAATCAAGGTTACGATGGTGGCAAAACGGATGGAAACAGAGTTAGCGGTGCTGGTGGCGGTGGTGCTGGTCAAACTGGTAATAACGCTTTAGCAGGTACTGGTGGTGCTGGTGCAGGTGGAAATGGTGTTGCAACTTCAATAAGTGGATCTAGTGTTACTTATGGTGGTGGCGGTGGAGGTGGTGCTGCTCCCGGTTATACAACTCAAGGAGCTGGAGGTTCTGGTGGTGGTGGTGCTGGTGCACAAATTACAGCAAGTAATGGATCTACTAATACTGGCGGTGGTGGCGGTGGTGCTGGTAAAGATGCTAGTGGTACAACAAGCGGTAATGGCGGGTCTGGTATTGTAGTTTTAAGATATCCCGATAACTATACAATTACAATAGGTGCAGGATTAACAGGTACAGAAAGTTCAGCTAGTGGCGGATATAAACGAGCTACGATTACGGCTGGAACTGGAAATGTGAGTTGGGCATAATGGCACATTACGCATTTTTAGACAATGAAAATATAGTAACGGAAGTTATTGTGGGTATTGATGAAGCAGAATTAATTCAAGGATTAGACACTGAAACTTGGTATGGCAATTTCAGAGGTCAAACTTGTAAACGCACTTCATATAACGGCAATATACGCAAACAATATTGTGGTATTGGCTATTCTTATGATCCTATTGCAGATGTGTTTATTACACCTCAACCATATCCATCTTGGTCGCTTGATGATAATTTTGATTGGCAACCACCAACACCTAAGCCCGATGGTAATTATTATTGGGATGAAGCAAATTTAGAATGGGTTGAAATTGAAACCTTGGCTGAGTAAAGCAGCTGTTCAATTGCGGGAACAAATTGATGATTGTTTTCCTGATAGATCTAGAAAATCGGATGGTTGGATTTCAGACGCTAGGCATCAAAAAATAAAATCAGATCACAACGCCTTGCCTTCGGGTGAAGTTTGTGCAATTGACATTACAGCAGATCTTGGCGCAGCTGAAGGAATATCTGCTTATCTTGCTGATCAAATCCGCATTGCTGGCAAAACAGATAAGCGAATCAAATATGTTATTCATAATCATCATATTGCCAGCAAACTATTGAACTGGCGTTGGAGAAAATATAAGGGCGCATCACCGCACACCGCTCATGTGCATATTTCATTTTATCCAAATCAATCAGGCGAGTTTTTTAACATCCCACTACTAGGAGGCAATTAATGAAACTAACCAAAAAACACAAGGCAGCAATTAAGTCATATTTGAGAGCTGTTGCAGCTTCAGGCATTACTGTGGCACTTGCTATTGTTGCCGATATTAGACCAGAGTTAGCAGTTCTTGCTGGAGCATTAGTTGCACCAATTGCCAAAGCATTAGATCCAAAATCCGGGAGCGAAGTTGATTATGGAATCAATGCCAAATGACGGCAGCAGATTGGGTCGCTATCGCCTCTGGCGTATGCGCCGTATCAGGCAGTTTATTCATGGGTCTGCGTTGGGTTATTAAATCCTATTTAGCCGAACTTAAGCCAAATGGAGGAAGCTCCTTAAAAGATCAAATGAATCGACTTGAACAGCGTGTCGATGATCTATATTTGCTATTGATTAAGAAATAATTTCTGACATGGCGAACACACGAAAACCTATCAAACGCAAAAAGATCAATCGTCGAGTCGTTCGCCAAACTCCTGAGCCATTAACAAAGATCGATCAACATTACATGGCTTTGCATGAATGCTATAAAGCAGCTAGAAAAGCAGGATTCACACCTGAGCACGCATTTTGGCTGATGACTGAACATAAGACTTTCCCTGATTGGATTGTGGGCGATGGTGGGATAATCCCATCAATAGATCCAACTGACGATGAGGATGACGATTAAGCGATACTTGGTTATTTCGGATTTACAGATCCCTTACCACCATGAAGTAGCAGTCAAGAATGTAATTAAGTTAGCAAGACGGGAGCGGTTCGATAGTGTTCTTTGTGTTGGCGATGAAATTGATTTTCAAACCATTAGCCGATGGGCTGAGAAAACACCTTTGGCTTATCAACAAACTTTGGACGATGATCGTTCAACTACTCAGGAAATCCTTTGGGCTCTCACAGAGCACAGCCGAGAAGCTCATATTATTCGCAGTAATCATACTGATCGCTTATATAACACTTTATTAAAAGTTCCGGGGCTTATCAGCCTACCTGAATTGCAATACGCCAAGTTCATGGATTTTGAATCTATGGGCATTACATTCCATAAGACATTCTATGAATTTGAAAAGGGCTGGATCTTGGCTCATGGCGATGAAGGCAACATGAATCCTAACGCTGGGCAGACTGCCCTAAATCTTGCCAAAAAGGCAGGAAAGAGCGTGGTTTGTGGTCATACCCATAGGTTAGGTATGTCAGCCTATTCTGAGGGCCTCTACGGGGCTTATAGACCCCTTTACGGGGTTGAAACAGGCAACCTTATGAACAGGGCAAAAGCCTCCTATACAAAAGGGCTTGCTAATTGGCAAATGGGCATAGTCATCATGGACTGGGATGGCAAGAATATGAATGTGCAGATGATCCCAATTAACAAAGATGGCTCATTTACAGCTCTTGGAAAGTCTTATGGGGCGTGAAACAGACTATCAGCCTCGCACGATTGATGACCATATCGATGATTTTGAGGATATTAGCGTTATCTAATCGTTATAAAACACGCCGAAAGTAATTAACAAAGCGTCCTTGCCATAGGTCATACTTTATGCATCCACAAAAGCTGTGGATATGTAAGGGAGCAACATGAACGCATGGCTAGAAGCAAGAGATATGGGTTTTGTAAT